TGGCTAACCTCTATGACTCCATGGTCCATATTAATATTTGTTTTATTATCTAGCTTTAATGGAAACAAATACCCCGCTCTAAGTAAATCATCTTTTGTTTTTACTAAATCAGTATTTTTAAATTTTAACCACATTTTTTCAGTATCTATCATTTTCATAGGATAAGGACATGCGATAATATCTTTGTCCGCGCCTATCATTTTAAATATAGTCTTTGATTCAAAATCAATATCTGAATCAATAAATAGTAAATAATCGTAATTATCTGCATGATTTAAAAATTCTGCTACACATAAATTTCTACCTTGTGTAACAAGCGATGATTTTAACAAACTAAAACTAACTAATATATTTTGTTTCATACATTCCATTTGAAATTTCAATACTGCTTGGGTGTAATGCATTGAAACTTCGCTGTGACATGGAGTACAAACCATTATTTTAGCTATTGGTTTTTTTTCTAAATTTATTTCTATTGTTTCAGATTCTACTTTGTTATGTTCAATTGTTTGATAAGTATCTTCATTGAACCAAATAGGTTTATTGTTTTGCATTTATTGCTCCTTGTAAAAATCTTGTCCAACTATTGCTCTTTACTTTCCAATCATAAAAATTATTAACAAATTTTTTCTGCATTTTTAAATGATCCTTGAGGCCTGGCTCATGTAAGGATAATGCAGCAATATCAATACTTTCTGCAAATTTTTTTGCTAAACTTCTATAATCATTAGAATAGGGAACATACATTGGAAATTCAGAACCAGTTTCATATAAGGCTCCTAAATTTGTTGTTATACAATAAAGACCTGCAGACATAGCTTCTAATAAAGATATACAAGAAGTTTCTTCCCAAATACTTGGATATACAAACAATCTATAATTTTTTATATGTTTTTTTATGTACTCATTTGATTTATATCCAATGTAATTAACATTAGGTAGTTGTCTAGCTTGATTATATAACTCATGGTAATAATGATCATTCTGATCGTGAAAAGATTTACCATATACTTCAGTTGATGAATAAACATCTAAACTAATCAATGGGTTTTTTACAAGCTGCATAGCTCCAAGCAACACTGATAGACCTCTCCATGGAGTACAGTGATGTATTATTTTTACAAGATTTCCTTTTTTATACTCTGTTTTTATAGGATCTACTTTTTCTACACCATTTTTTATAACTAAACATTTTTCTGTTGGTAATTGAAATTGTTTTATAAATTGTTCAAAGTTCCAATTTGAATTAAATACATACCAATCATATTTACTATGATTTGATTTATCTTCAAACCATGGTTTTAAATTAGGTTGATCCCAAGAATTTTTTTGCCAAAGAATATTTATTTTATTTTTATGTAAGGGTATTTGTTCTGGAACAGATGTACATATTTGAACTTTATCTAAAAGTTTAGCATTGACATGCTTTCTTAAATATTCAAATTGTAACTCAGTCCCTCCTCTAGGGTTTTGGTTCATTATCTTTTTTCATAACTTTCTGTAAAATTTCTAAACCTTTTGGAGAAACCTGTACGGTTACATCCTGTACAATATTTTCTCCTTCTTTCTTATCTTTAAAAACTTCACCTGTTTTTGTATTTCTGTATGTTACAACAGTTGTACAATTAATTTTTGTTATATCTTTATCCATTTTCTTGAGATCTATCTACCAGAAGATAGCTGATTTGTCCAGTAATCTCATTTGCTGTGCCTGCTTGAACTTTTAAAACGTCTCCTCCTTCTAAATTCAAAGGACCTTTTAACATATTTTCTGTTTCTTTATTAAGTTCTTCATAAGCAATTTTAACATCTGATCCACCTGATTTTTTTAAAACTAAATGCACATCTACATTGCTTGATGAATCATGAACAGCTTGCACTGTTCTTACAATAGCAATAGCAGACGTAGCTATACTTAATGTTGTTGTTAGATTTGTTGTAGTTAAATCAAATGTTTCGCTCTTGTAAAAATTAGCCACTTAAAAACCACTCCTTCGCACCTTCATCATTTTTTAAATCTTCTTGAAAAGAAAAATTAAGTTGATTTTTTAAAGTATCCAATGCTTCTATAATTTGCCTTTGGTTAGAAACATCATATTCAGTTTTTGGTTCAGGTATATATACTGCTATTTTTGCCATTATCTTCTTCCATCTGGTTTTGCGTCAAGTCTTAATGTGCCATAACGCCATGTTTCACCTGTACCATCATTTTCTATCCTAACTGCAACAAGCCGGCCTCTTGCACGTGTGTCTATTTTATCAGTTGTTGAAGTTATTGTAAAGGGTCCAAGAGGTGAACTTACCGCTGTATCACTTGGATAGTTATTTAATAGTAAAGTAATTTTTGAATTACCTGTTAAAACTTTAAAGTCAGGTATAAATCTTTTAACCGACATCATGTAGTCACCATCTCCTTTATAATTTGGTGTAGTATTTGTTCCACCCATCATACCTTTTCCAGCTGTAATATCAAAATCTCCTGATTTTATAAATGCATTAATAGAAGTAGTTCCCGATGAATTTATTTGATCAGTTCCTTTTTCATGTTCATAATAAGTTGTTGCTCCATATGTTGCAGTAACACCCTGTATAGGAAAAGTAGGTAAAGCAGTTTTAATATATTCGGTTGCATATGGTAAATCATATACTCCTGTATCAATATAACTTGTTCTTGCTAATGAAGATGTAGTCCAAAGATTTTCTGCGTAATTATAAGTAACACATCTATTTACTTGTTGTGAATCTGATGTTGGATAAAACCAATTTATTTCGTTATATAAACTATTGTGTTCGGCATATACCAACATACTAGAGTTATAGTTAATTCCTAAATTATCTCCATTTGTGGTAAATACAAAATCTTCAACAAAACATGGAATAGCTTTTACTGTACCATCAAATACAAAAAAACCACCCTCTCCTGACATCCAGAAAACTTTACCATCAGAATAACTTATTGCATTTTGTCCAATTAAACCGCAGTTAGTACCTACTTGTCTAATTGAAAATGTAAAAGGTGGACCAACATATTGTAAAACATATGCTGCTGTATCAGTTAAAACTAAAGTATAATCTTTACCTGATACTGCCCCTACTATTTCATTACCTTGATCTAGTCTAAATGTTCCTGCGGTATTTACAGCAGTTGGTTGATATTCGTTAAAATTTTCTTGATCAGAAAATCTAATAAACATTGGATCTTGTGTTGTTGTATTTCCTATAGTTGTTTCTGTTCCAAAATGAAAAACGTGTCTATCTCTATCTGATACACTTGTTATTCTTGATTTAGTTGGAGCATTAGTCATTAAGGTTGCTCTTTGATTTCTAGCACTAGCTGCTCCTGCATCCCATGTAAAAGTTTCTCCATTGTGAATAGTTGCAATTAATATTTGACCAAAGTTATCTAATGACCATAAACCGGGATCTAATGTTATAGTAGATGAAATTGCAGATTGTCCCCATGCAATATAATATTCTACAGTTGCACCTGAACTATGTGCTGATCTAGTTCCAGCTACAGCTCTTGTTATACCTGTTAAATTATTTCCTGATATTCCAGTATATGAAATATATTCTGCTCCTACTTTTATACTTCCAGTCGTTGGAAAATTAGCAGTAGAAGTTAATGTAATACTTGTACCACTTCCTCCTGTACCAGAAGTGTTATCACTTAAAGATCCATTTAAAGTTGTTGTAAGGCCTGATGATCCTCCCCAAGCAGCTGTACCCCAACCAAGTCCAACTGTTTGAAATGTTGGTCCTACAGTTACATAAGGATCAATTTGTGCGGATCCTGTTCCCGATGTAGTACCTGAAGAATTAGTAGGCATTGTAATTTGAAATGTATTTGAAGCAGTGTTTAATACTTCAAAAGTATTATTTGTAAAATCAGTTGTTGCATAACCTGAACCTGTTGGAACTGTAACAGATGAAAAAGTTACGTATCTTCCATTTTGTAATCCATGACTTACTTTATTAACAGTAACTGTAGGAGATCCTGATGCTGCACTAAAATTAGCACCAGTTATTACATCATTATCTATTGGAGTAATATCAAAAAACTCTCCTTCATAATATAAAAACAAACCTTGAGAAGTACCTAGTGCTACATATCTTTCACCTGTAAGACTAGTAAATGCATGTTGAGCACGAGCTACACCTGGTAGTGTAGTATTAGAATTTGTAAGTTGTGACCAACCACCTATTTTTTCAGGTAGTCCATATCTAAATCTAACAAAGTCGCCATCTACCCATTGAGATTCACCAGCTGAGTCTGTAATTTGTTTGTTAAAACCTGGTCTAAAATTTAATTTCTGTAACATAATTATCCTGGGAATTCTATTGGGTATCTTACCACAACTAAGCCACCTGTTGCGCCAGGAACACTACCTGGTGTTGATCCTCCACCTCCACCTCCTTTACCAAATGCTCCACTACTATTGTATGAAGTGTAACTATCATCTCCTGGAGTTCCTGCACTATTTCCAGAAGGAGTTACACCATTAACTACTGCAGTTCCTGAACCTGTTCCAGCGGTAGATGTACCTCCAGCTCCAGCACCAGCACCAACAAAATCTCCACCTGGAGATGAGCCGCCGCCACCACCATTAACACCACCACCACCGGATCCTGCAACTGAATGTGGCCCTGATCCACCTTGAACACCGTTTGTATTACTAGAAGCACCAGCAGTACCACCAGAACCTCCAGCTCCTGATGTTCCATTTAAATTACCTCCACCACCGTTACCGGCAGCTGATCTTCTTTCATTACCACCACCTCCACCAGCTCCTGAGGCTACTATTAATCCTGTTGTACTTCTTATAATTGCAGAGGCTCCTCCACCTCCACCTCCTCCACCTGAAAAAGGCACTGATCCAGAAGCTCCTGTTGCTCCAAAATAAAAATTTGTTCCACCTATATCTACTCCAGCACCGCCAGCACCACCATTAGAAGTTGCACCTAAAGAACCCGCACCTCCAGCACCACCGACACATATATTTAAATTTTCATCATTGATGGCTAAAGCTAAATTTCTAGCATAAGCACCTCCGCCACCACTACCACCGTTTCTACCACCTCTTCCAGGATCTCCACTAGTATCAGTAAAACCACCAATACCTCCACCTCCTCCCCAAAGAAAAGCTTCAACAGTTGCTTGAGCACCTGCAGATGCAATAGCTAATGTTCCTGATGATGTAAATGTGTGAACTTTATAATCAATACCACCTATATCTTCTGTGGTTACTGTTCCTCCAGTAGCACTTGTAGGAAACCAACCTCCTGCTCCTATTAACAAAGAGTAATGAGTCATGGTTATTTCCTAACTTAATGTTCCGCCAGTGATAACGAACGTATTAGTTCCTACACAAAGAATTGTAGCAATTCCTCTCTTAGCTAAAGTTCTATTAGCATTAGTTCCATTTTGAGACCAATACATTGTAACACTAGAACGATTTATTGAAATATTACCTGAAGTATTGTTAAAAATTGAAACGGTTTGACCTACTGAAAAAACTCCTGAAGGAACTGTTATTGTATTAGAAGATATAATAACTTTACCATGATCACTAGCTACTAAAGTATAAGTTGATCCTTGAGTATTTGCTGGAACCAATCTCACTTCACCTTTTTGATCTGTCATACTACCAGCAGATGAAATTACATCTCCAGACGTAGTTGTAATATTATTTGCTGCCGTAACATTGTCACTTATAGTAATACCACTAACATTTGTGTCATTAGTTACTGTAAGATTGCTTGTATTAATAGTGCTTGAAGTAATGCCACCGGTAATTAAACTTCCTGTTGATGTAACTCCTTCTTCAACATTAGTTCCATCAGAATATAAAATTTTCTTTCCTTTGTCTGTTGCAGACCAGGTAATTCCTGTTCCTGAACTTGTTTTAAAAGTTACAGTATGAGCTCCAACTGTTGCGTTTTCTACAATATATGTTTTTGTAATTGAAGCAGGAATAACTACATTTACATTTCCTGATATAGTTCCTGTTAATTTTATAACTTGATTTTTACCATTAGACTTAGCTCCATTTGAAAAAATTAAACTAGCACCTGATGCAGCACTAACTGCAGCATAACCACCTATTGCTTGTTCAAGAATCAATAAATTAGTATTAGTAATTTGACCCCAGGTTCCTGAATTTTCTCCGGTTTGTTGTACTGTTAATTTTAAATTTGCTGATGTAGTATTTGCCATGTTTTATATTATAGTTATATTTATATTTTAAATCAAGCTACTTCTTTCCATGTAGATGATGATCCCTGGTTTACTTCAGTCCATGTACTACTAGAACCTTCAGAAACAGGTGTCCAAGTAGTATTGTTTCCTGTAGGAACTACAGCCCATCTAATGCCTGCTCTACCTAAAGTATTTGTTAAAAGTTGTCCGGTAACAGAAACATTTGCGTCTGCTTTAGCTGTAGCAGAGTTTAATGTTAAAGTTGCTAACTGACCAGTTACAGGAACATTTGCAGTTCCTACAACAACTGTTCCAACTGCTAAAGCAGCAGTCATTCCAAGTCCAGTTACTGTTGCATCCGGAGATGGGTCAACAGTTCCTAAATTAGAATTTAAAATATCTCCAGCTACAGTAACGTTGGCATTAGCTTTTGTAACAGCAGTTCCAAGATTAGATACTATTAGTTGGCCTGTTGCCGAAGCGTTACCTGTAGCTACTTGACTAGTAGTACCTAAATTAGATGTTAATGTTAATCCACTAACAACAGCAGTTACATTACCTAGATTTGCTTGTGATGCAAATGGTGCTTCTGCAAATGTTGTTGAGCCGAAAAACATGATACTTTATTTACTACCAGTCTTTAGTTTTTGATACAGTTTCCGGTGCTTTTTGACTAGCAATTTGTGCATCAAGATTTGATTTCATATCTTCTTCCGTTGTATCAGACATTTCTAATACGCAGGCAGTTGCACCTTCTTTAGTCATAGCATCAAAATCCATACCTTCAGAACCTGCACAAGATCCATACATAGATGCAGAATTTTCTCCATCAACTGCTGTATATCTCCAGTGAATGTTCTTCACTTTGTTTTCAGAGTCCGTCTCAAATGAGGGGAAGCTCCATTCGTATGTTGTTGCCATTGTTGTCTCCTTGTTATGGTTGTTATTATTCCTTTGGATTATCTGCTTTAACTTGTGCTATTCTAGTTTTCCAAGCATCAATTCCATTGTCATAAATTTCTTCTAATTGATTTTCCCAAGAGCCATATAATTTTTTTCTAGTATTAATTATTTCTTGGTTGTTTTTATAAGTTTGTGCTTCAGTTTCTAATGCGTCTAGTTGTGCGTCAGTTGGTTTAGCAATATCTAAATTCCACTCCTTAATGTAAGAACCAGAGCCCTCATCTTGCAACATAACATCATTTGTAAAATCTATATTTGAAACACCATTTGCTTCGCAGTAGAGTTTTATTTTAGTTGATAGATTTGTCATAGTTTGTTCCTCTTTAATTTTATGTATTTATTCTCATTATAGTTGCTCTTAGCTGTGTTCCACTTAGTAATTGTGGACTTGTACTTGTTGTATCATGGTAATAATAAAATTGAATATAATCATTTACAGATAAATTCCCTACCCAATGTGTTAATGTTCCTTCATGTCTTCCACTACCATGTCTTTGTCTATGAACAGCAATAGGAGAACCATTTTTATAAATGGAACCTTTTGCCATTATTGTGTCTGAACCTTCAGTAAAAGATGTCGCCATAAAATTAATCATATATGTTCCTGCTTTT